TTGTTGGCCGTAATTCGTAGAACAATCTACGTAGTCTGCGCCGAAATGCCGCCATTGGAAGCCGTAGCCTGGACCAATGTCACCTTCTTTGTATGGGAGACCTCGCTTACGCAGAAACTCTTCGCTCGAGTTCCCATCCCAAATATGGACGCCTTGTTTTTGCAAGTTCTTCGCATTTGTATCTCCTCGCATGAACCACAACAACTCTTTGATGATCATCTTGATGGGTACAAACTTTGTCGTCAAGATCGGCAAGTACATGGACACATCATACTTTTGTTGACCTCCAAAGGAACCGATAGTTCCCACGTTTGTCCTGTCTGTTCGTGTGTTTCCTTGGTCTATGATGTCGCGTAGCATACGAAGGTATTGAGACTCGTGATTGAGACATTGGGATAGAAAGTTGCGATCATAACGGAGAAGACGATAGTCACAACCCTCGTATTCTGAGCGATGCTTTACGCTGTAGTCGACCAGTTCAAATGATGGTGGAACGCTCGCAAATGTGGCAGACACGTTGGGGAACGCCTTGTCAAGCATCATCATGTAAATGCGAGTGCACTGGTTGTATAGATTAGCGTATACGTCCGCTCCACCGACGATCCAGACTTGCTTCGAGGGATTTTCAGGCAAGATTTTGCTATTGACGTAGTACATATTTGTGAACACCAAGTTCTCCGACTGTAGCGTCCTATACTGTCCGTATGCATTTGACAAAACAATGTTGATACGTCCAGGAAGGGGGCGCAGACCATCGGGGAGTGATGAAAACGTTTTGCGACCCATGATGACGATGCCTCCCATGGTAAGCTTATCAAAGTAGTCCATGTACTCTGGATTGTCCCACGGACCCTTGTCACCCCAACCAACAGCACAATTCTTGGCAATGAGAGTGATAAGATTGAAGCTCATGTGGCGTTGTACTTGCGTATGCCGTTGTATCCTTAAATGTCATCATTTTTTTTACGATGTGAATATATACAATGTGGAAAGTCTCCGCAAAACTGTTGATGTCAGTATTCATGGTAGCATCGTTTTTTGCTGCCAAGTATGCGACGTTAAGTTTCCTCAAAGCCAGACAAAATGAAGAAGTATCCGACAAAGAACATCACTTGTTCGCTTTTGTGTACATAGGCACATGGTTGGCATCTTTGGTTGTTTGTGCTTGCTTGGCTCTCTTCGTGTATATAATCTACATAAGGACCATCTTGTTGCAGCATCATAGCCTCCCCAAACTAGTTCAAAACTTCATCGCAGGATGCTATGAGATTTACGGAAAAAATACGTGGTTCGTGGCGTGTGCTTTGTTAATATTGTCAATTCTTCAGGTCATGTTCATGATATACTTTATCGAGATACGAGCAAAAGACAATGTGGTGTTTATAGGGGTCAATGAAGACGATACAATTGATAATGATAACAATGGTATTGGTTACACATATAGGTTAGTAGAGATGATGCATATAATCAATCTTGGGCTAGTATCGTTGGGTTTGGTGTTCATTGAGATGATGCTCCCAGCATGAATAAACCTATCATAAAGATGACCTGCACTAGCACGGTGATAAACATAAGTCTCGTATATTTCATCGCAGACTGTCTTGAGTTCATCTGTTCGGGTTTGACTAGGCTTGCAAAGATACCGGTGACGAGGACGCTGCCCGCGATGACTTTGCCAACGAATACATAACCTTCTTTTTTCATGACGAATGAGATCACGAGGTCGACGACATCATGCAACGTAACATCGTGAGCATCTTGTTTCTTGTACTGATCAGATAGGGTTTTCAATACGCCATTGACTTTGCCATTGGTCATTTGAGTGAACAAGTCGCCGTTCATCTTCAATATATTCAACACCACCATCTTCAAGAAGACCAGCATTAGGGTCGTGAATCCCAGCGAGATAGCTGTCCACATGTATACGGACAACATCGTCTTGAAGAAGAAAACATAGTGATGTACCCAGATCATTCGTGTTGTCGTTTCAATCTCGGTCGGGTAATCAGATATAAGCTCACGAGTCCGTGTAGATGCCATCATGATGTTGTAAAGGACGAATCCGATGACCAATGTGAAACTGACGCCTTCTTTGAAAATCGGATCTTTTATTGTAGTGACTGCCATACTCGCTTACACTATTACTTTATTCCACACTTTTTATTTCACGACCCATTTGGAATGCTTAGACATACTATACAGCGCAAGGGCTTCATTGAGATTGTCCAAAAATATCTTGAAGCTTTGAACGCTCTCGGTTTGTTGAAGCATCTGTAGTGTGTGTCGTACTTTCTCTTCTGAATACATACTGTACTTAAGATAGTCATATTGCTTTATATAGACATGTACTGATGTGTAATGTAATTCCATGGCCGATAAACATCGGCAAAGTCAGGATAAAGAAGCGTGATTCTAGAGGCAATAAACAAGTGTTTGCGCTAGCTTATGGGCAAGGCGACTTTGATCTCATCTTTCAAACACCTACTATAGTCGTTCCATACAGCGTATTGAGTTCTCTAGACGATAAAGAGGTTCAGTTCGATTGTTGTAACGATGATATGGTATTCAAGCTTGAACAATTACAAGAATCCATCATAGATCGCGTCAAATTAGTACATCCAGATATTTTTCAAAACAAGACGTTCATATCCGGGCTCAAGTGTCGCGAATATGGTAAGACGCTGCAAATTACCGCGAGGAATGTTGGTGACATCAGCTTCTTCGACCAATACAAAGAGCGCATTCCACATTCATCTTTGAGGAGCGAGCGTGACGCACACCTCATATTGAAGATCCGTTGGCTCTGGGTATCATCCGCGTACTATGGTATTGAGATTGAGCTCCTCCAAGCCAGAGTACAAATGCCTCCGAAGGAGAATCTGTTCGTGGATGACAAGTTCACCAAGTACGATAAGATGAGCAAAATGAACATACCCATTCAAGCGATAGAGATGCGCATGAAGCTAGACGGTTTGAGTGACGCCGATGTGCGAGAATGGCAAGAAACTATGAACTTGAAGGGCAAATCGACTACGGCAGCACCTCCTCCACCACCTCCATTGCCGCCACCACTGTTGGGGTCACAACATCACCGGGCAAAAATGCCGCCATCATTCTTAGCCCAAATCAACAAAGGTGAATTTGCTCTCCGCAAGGTTTCTCAGCCCGAAGAATCACCTGAAGAAACCCGCCGTCGGCAAGTGCTTGCCAAGTTATCAAAGATCGTGAATATTGATCGTAAGGTTCCCAGTTTAGACGATATCATAAATGCACGCTCTAGATTGAAAGCCACGTCGCATTGAAACAAAAAACTGCTATACTAGTAATGGACAACGTCATCGTCGATCACAACAACCAAGGTATTTTCTCTATTCAGGTGTTTATCAGAACAGGTTCCGTATATGAGACCAAGAAAGAGCATGGAATCTCGCATTTATTAGAGCACATGATGTATAAAAGTAAAAAAGACAGGACTGCCAAGCAATTGTTGCTCGAACTCGTGTCGATGGGTGGTGTTTTCAATGCGATTACAAATAAAGATTACACATCATTCTACATTCGTGCTGTAGAGCAAAATTGGAAGCAGTGCGTCGACATCCTCCACAGTGTGGTTTACGATGCACATTTCAAAAGTGATGAATTGGAGACAGAAAAGAAAGTCGTGGTAGAAGAGTTCATGTTGTACGAAGACGATATCAAGGATGTAACCTTTGATATGGCCTACGATGCCTATCTTGCCTCCAACAATCCATATAGGAAAAGCGTCAAAGGGTCATTGGATGTCATAACAACAGCGACGCCGCGTGACCTTAAAAGGTATCATAGCCAACATTACTCATCGGGCATAATCTTTATTAATTGTTCGAAGAGGTTACATAAACAAGCGATAACTCGCGTGGGTTCCAAGTTTCAAATCCGCAAACATACTTTTGACGCACAAGGGACGAACAACATGTTTCGTAATATTGGCGTACCAATCGTACATGTCATCAATCAATCTCAGCGGGCCCAAAATTCTACTATAGTGATGTTCAAGGGTTTCCCATATTCCGATCATCGCACCATTACACTAGACTTTGTATGGGATGTATTGGCGGGTAGTCTCAACTCTTTGTTGATGTTGGAAGTTCGCGAAAAGCGTGGATTGGTGTATGGGATGTCTGCGTTTAACGAAGCATATGCCGCAATGGGTGTCACAGGAATTTATTTCACATCATCATCTAGTGACACACATACGATCATAGGGTACATCACACGGATTCTCAACAAACTAAAAACAACTGGCCTTGCAGAACATGTGCTCAAGTATAGCAAGTCTAGTTACCTCAACAAGTTACGTTATCGGCTTACGGACCGCCAGTTTGCGGATGAGCGCGCTATGATCCGACGATACTACGGTTGCGCATGGGATGAGAAAGATATCATCAACAGACTCGAGCGTTTAAGCAACAAACAGATCGAGAGCGTATGCTCCAAGGTTTTTGATATGACGAACATTTGTGTAGTGAGCATCGGCAAATACAGTGATGTGGAAAAAACAAGGAAGAAAATAACGAATGCTATACTTTCATAGAAGAGAGCGCACAAGCCTGTTGGGCCATTTGAACTGTTTGAGCATCTATTAACGGCAAGATGGGGGCACATTCCCATAGATAAGTCTTCAAATAGCTCGTTATCATGAATGTGCTTGGGTAATAGTGACTACACCCGAGGCTCAGGTCATCCATGATGCACCTGAGGTGAGGCTTGATGAGCTGCTTAGATGCCGGCGGAAGGACGAGCAGCAATTGTAGGTCGGTGTCGTACGCAATTGCGGGATAGTTGCTTTTGATGCTATCTTTCAACAACTTCTCAGTATCTGTCATATTCACGAGCAGAAAGTTGTACATATCTAGAATAGTGGGTGAGTGCTCGTACTTGAAGTACCAGTCTTGAGAGCTACAACGATCGAAGTAATACTTGAACGTCCACTCCACGCCTTCTAAGTAGTTGAGACAGACTTCATTGATATCAGTGATGTCGGTGATGTTGAAGATGTAATTGTAATAGTTGAGGCGCCAACCAGTCTTTTCAGGTTGAACAACTCGGGGGAACTTATGAAGAGTCGGATGATTGTCGATTTCCATGCTCAGACGTTCCACAGGACATTTCTTGCCCATATACTGCACCGTCGTGTGATTATAATAATTTTGCTCTGCTTCACATATATTTGCATCTTCATCATTTTTGAGATGCTCCAGAAATTTCAACAGGAACATGTAGTTGAGATGAAAGCCGCTTTGGTCTTTTACGACGAAGGTCAGTTGGGTTTGCTCCCTAGTTTTTTTGTAAGTGTCGACCACAACGTCGATGCCGTTGAATTTGATTTTTAGGAAAGACAAGGGTGGTAAAAAGTCGTTGCCAAGGATGAAACACAGAGCTACATAGTCCCATACAACATTCTCATCAAACTCGGCTGATCCAGTGTAGTTACACTCTATGGAAATGTATTTTCGCAGTTCCATTATGTTGAAATACAAGAATGGGTTAGACACCTTCATGTTGTAGTGGGCAGGCTCGCGGAGAAGAAGGATATTGTTCTTGCTACTCAATAGGGCTAGCATGATGAGGTCGGCGTCGAGACCATAAATGATGTCTTTGGCAACAGGAACATCAGTCGCCTTGATGTGATCCAAAATCTTCGCTTCGCCTTCACCGGGTTCGTTGCTATCGGACAGTATGACTTGTACGGGAAGGCCATGTTTGTGGGGATTGTCAAAGTGGTCATGGAGTGACTTTGCCAAGAAATTCATGAAGGGAGTTCCTGGAGTGATTGCGTTCGTATCCCATTCCGTATAGGTTTTATGACAATCGCGACGCTTCCTATTGATGATGTTGTTCCTCCAACTAGACACATATCGGCGTTTGCGTTGTTGTGCCATCTTAGCGCGGGGAGGAATGCCGTCGATGGCGATGAACAGAAGGTCTTCGGGTCTAGTGAAATTTACGATCTTATTGATGTATTCGATAGTATGATGGACAATACTCTGTTCCAGCGTCTCTGGAAGAATCGTATTGTTCATAGACAAAATGTGATTTGTGCACGTATGAATGGCACAATTCAGGTCTAAATAAAGTCTTGAGCACCGTTGTTTGTTGTGGTCAATAATAGACGGGTACTTCCGACATATGGTTTTAGCGAGCATAGGAATTCCCATTGTATCTTGTCAAGTATGAACACGAGTAATATTTAAATACTTTCAGTTTTTTTGGTGTGCACAAAAAAGCGCCATTCGGGTCCAGACATAATAAACTGACGAAGGAAATAAAAGGTGTGACAATGACGATTGGATTATTCTTTAATTGCAGAAAGTACATAAAGCACAATGGCTCTCATAGATCATCATGGAAAACGAGACATCATTGATTGTGCGAAAAGACCTGAAATTCGCAATAGAAATGGCTGAAAGACATTGTTTGGTTGTACCATCTTGGTATTGGATGCTGGTTTCCGAGACCGAGGAACAATGGATTTCAAGAAGAGTCAAGCTATCATTAGAAAACTCGTGCTGCAAGGGCGTATTGCTTGTCAACGATGTATCCTTTACATATGACATACCGCTGCCTTTTGAAAGCACAAACAAAATTGACATTTGTATCAAGAATAACAAAGAAGAGAATCATTTCGTAACGTTGTATGAAGGTTTGTATGGCACTTTGACTTCGTTAATTGAAAGACATAAACAACGCAGGTAAGAGATCCATAAACAAACTGGACCCAAAAGTTGAGCTATAATGCTCATTTTTATAGTGAGATATGTGGTCTTGATTTGTCTTTTTAGTGACATTTATGAGAACACTAAAGCAGAATTCTACTTCAGGTTCAGCAATTTTGGCAGTCCTAACTGGGAAGTTTTCAGCGTGCAATGTACTACTCAGCACCAGAGTCATCGCTAAATTCATTATATTTTGGATTTATATCGAAAACCTCAACAGTGTTCTCTTCATGAAAGCGTTTAATTAGCTCCCAACCAGACCTTAATCGTGTTGTATTAAGGTTGTTGTTTCTACAACCAATAGCGAATTGCCATTTATCATACAATGTGGTATCTGTTGCAATAACTCGTAGAAATTTTACCCATATGTCAATAAGTATCGGCTCTGTCATTTTACACTCCTTGACAATGTCTTGACCTATTTTTCGTATTGAATATATTTGATACCCGAGGATAAATCCAATACTCCACATGCGATTGCTTCTTTTCCATGACTCCGGCAACACTATCTTTGTGATGTCAATTTTTGCCCACAAGCGCAATAGAATGGCCACGTTATCATGAAACATTCGATCATGTTGTACCCACGCTGCATCATCAATAGTTTCAAGTGGTGATTGAAGTTTTGGAAATGACTTTGTTATAAACTCTTCACCGATAGCAAGACCACATACAATGCTGAGTAAGTTTACAGATACATTCTTGCGCTTGTCCTTGTCACGATTCTTGATAGTCCCCCAGTATTTTTCTAGTGTCTTACGTTCAACGCTATTTTCACTGAACATCATATCTCGTGCTTTGACAAGAGGAGAAGTCAAATATGTTTCAACAAGCTCTCCTGATGACAAAGCTACAGACCTATTTATCCTTTCAAATACCTTGCATTCTTCATCTTCACAAAGTCCTTCAATAATAGCAACCGATAACATATGATTCTGAAACTCCAACCTCATATCATCTGTCATGGAGGAGTAATTTACATTATTATTGTCAATTTTGACCTTGAACTCATCATGAATGAAATCACGTATAGTGCAACATCTTTGCTTCCCATCAATGCATACATAGATTTTCCGTCCACAATTGTATCTTTCAACAAGCATTATAGAAGGTACAGGATAGCCCATCAATATTGAGTTTATCAAACCCATTTTGCGAGGGTTGGTCCAAACAGGAGCACGCTGATATGGTGGATCCAATTTTATCAGTTCATTCTGAACTTTTTCAACAATGGTTTTGATAGGCCATGATACATAGTCGGTTTTACAATTAATGGGCTTGTTCATTATACACCGCTTGTTGTATTGGCTCTATATTACTAGTATTATTTTTCAAATTTTATTGAAGTAGGGTGAGAAAATAGCCTGAAAGAAAAAAATTTTTGGCGCCCAAGTTGAAAGGAAAAAAAATTGAAAGGGCGAAATTTCTTTTGGGGGTACGAACAAGCCCCCAACCACCCCCAACCGATACAAGAGAAGCCATGGAGAGCAAGTACAACGGATGTTTTGAGGCGCTCCGTAAGTGCGCTGTGGTCGCCAGTTCATCCATTCGGTACCCCCAATGGAGCATCAACATGTCGGACGCGCATTGGGACGCAGATGAGGATGATGGCTGTGTGACTTTTGTGGGTCTTAACGATGAATTGGAGGCTCCTTTGACCGCATTGACGGGCGCTGAATGGGATGCCTTTGCGGAGTCGTTTGTGCTCTTGGGGGTTTCGGCGGAAGCCTTGCCCCGGTTTTTGGAGTTGGCGCGGAAAGCCTTCAACATGAGCGAAGAGGATGTGGCAGAATGTCGTCGGGGGTTGGCTGAGGTGACCCTCAACGTGGATTGCTCGGCGGATTTTGACCTCTCTATGTTTCACTATTACTTAGGGTGCAATGTGAATACGGACGTGGATGGGGAGTTCATCGAGCCCGACAGCGAGGACGAAGATGACATGCGCGCCTACGAGGATTGCAAGGAATTCGATGCAAACTTCAAGCAAATGGAAGCTCTCACTACTGGCTTCCGGGCTGAAGCGAGGGAGGTGATTCGGGAGCGGATGGCTACCAGGATCCAGAGCGCATTCCGTGGATGGCAGGCACGGATGACGTACCGCTGGGATGTGCACAATGGCTTGGGCAGGTACTTGGTGATGAAGGATTTTGAGGAGTTGGTCGCTTGCTGAGGTTAGGGGTTTGAAGATTTACACAAAAAACAAAAACACCAAAACATTTTCCTATTCTAGTGGTTTATGTTTCAACTCAAAAGTTGTGACAATGTACATGGACGATGATCGAGAACCAAACCTAGAGAAGGCGAGGGACTGGCTCTTTTCCTTCGGCAATGTACCCGAAGTCGAAAGAGGCACCTGGCTGTAGGCCGCCGCCGTTTTGCACGAGCCATGCAGGGAATCCGAACTTCTTAGGGTCGCC